GCCTGATTAATCACACCAATAAGAGATTCTTGTTGCCAGAAAGGTTGATCAGGGTTTGGATGAATGACCCACATAACAATTTTCAGCACTTGATGGATCCCAATTTACAATCACTAAAAGAGAGATTTTTGAAGACAAAGGAGTTATCATACAAGAATGAATCTAATATGGGGCAAGGGATTTTACATTATACATCATCATTTTATCATTTGTGTGTCTTGAGCTTGAGAGACAGGGTTTACACAGAAATGTGTGAAAAGGTCAGATTAGCCCCTGGGGACTGGAGAGATTTGGTGTCGTCAGATGATTCATACACAGCACATGGACTGCCAATGGACTCCCCTAAGTTGGTCAGACTAAGGATTATGCTCTTCATGAGAGCTCAAGAAGTGGTTGAGAGAGTCATGAATGTTTGGACATCTGGGAGCAAGAGTTCAATTTCAATGTTGGTATATGAATTCAACTCAATGTTTGGCTCTAACATGTCAATGCACCCAACCACATTCAAATTTGCGTTAGCTTCAGTTCACCCAGTAAACACTGATTCTTTCTTTCGAATGGTCAAGGAATCTTACATAGCCAGTCGACAGATTGTTGAAAATGGTGGGTCACTCGAATTATACACAATTGCCAGCATACTAAACAAAAGATATTGTGAAAGCATTTATCATACACACCCTGGTGGCCAGAATGATTTACACCAATTCATGTTGAGACCTGAATATTGTCCTTATCAGCTTGGGATATATCCGATAATGGATCCAGCAATCATGATAATGTTCGGGCCAGAGTGCCACAATTATAAAATACTGCAAAAAAGATCACAATTAAATATATATGAAGAGCAGATGTTTCGTGTGATGCATACATTAGTGTCTGCCAATGATCCTGAAGTGTATGCTGTTAGCACATCAGTTGATGATGTCTTTGTGGGAGTTAATCGGATTGAAGCAAGTCTTGGACCAATCGAAAGACTCGAGAGAATCAAGAGGAATGTTGGCTATAGTTGGTCAGACTTGAATGAGCATGTAATAAGAGATCCAATGTTACTATTTAATCCCCCCAAGAGCATTGATGAGCTAAAGGTTAAAGTCTTTCTTAAACTCTACAAGCATGGTGCATCAGAAGCTCTCAGGACAACGGCTGCATCAATTTACTATGGTAGAGTAGCTGCCAGTGTTTCTGCCGAAGCATTTAAGATACCATTCCATGATGCAGATAAAAAGATGACTTATTCTGAGTGCATAAAGGTGTTATTAAATATGCCTACAGATCAAATGGATATTAGTTTATTATACCCACATTTAGAGGATTTCAATGCAATAGATAAGTTATCAGAGATTGAGTTAAATTTCAGACCAAGAGATAGATTGGAGACACAAAATATGAGAAGCTTGCAGCTGAACAAATTACAACAGAGGATCACAAATCCCATCATTGATTTGCTGAATGACAAATGGCGGAATCCATTACCTCAGGCCCCAAATTCATACATCCGGGATTGGATTAATTTGACTCAGATGATACCAATAATGAAAGAATCTCTTGATCAAACATTAGCATCCTTCAGAGGTGACAGAGAAAAACAAGTTCGTTGCTTATTACTAATCATCTTGAGACTGATGAGCTATAGCACCAGACCTATGAAGGCCATAATTTATGGACCTAGTTCGAGAGCTTTTGATAGCTC